TCAGGCACCCGATTCAGGATCACTTGCCGGCACGCCGCGCTGCTCTTTTTCGCCTTCGCCCAATTCGTTCATCTGTGGGTCGGCATCAGGATCATCGGCGCGGCTGTTGGTGCCAGATTGCGGATGCTCACTCGATACCGAGTTAGTTGCATCTACATCCGCCATATCTTCATCGACAGGCGCTTCATCGTCGGGCGGTAATGGAACTTCGTATTGGTTCCAGCTCGGATCATGGCCCGTTTCGTTATCGGTTGTACGCGTCTCGCGCTGCTGCGATTTATTGCCAGGTGCATTCTCATCAATTTCCATGGTGACTCTCCGTTCTCATGCTCGGTTAATCCGTGCTTAAACGTAAGAAAGTCACACCGCAATCGAGTGCCCAGCATTGGACGAATGGCGGAAACAAAAAACCGGACGCTACCCGCGCCTTCATGACCAGGCGCATCGATTCAGAGTGAATTCAAGCGACCTTCAGCGCCTCGACACGCACTCGTCCATCCGCCATGAGCTGTAGATACTCGCGCCATTTCTGGAAGGCCTGCTGCTGCCTGCTGGAAGCTTCCAGCCACAAAGCGCCACCGATGTGCTCGACCGGGATGGACATCATCTGCGAAATCGCGAGATCAAGCTCATTAGCGAGCTCACGCCCATTCGGCAAATCGAGAATTAGTGGGCGCATAGAAACCTGTCTTTTTTTTGGGCTACTTCATCGACTTGCCAAATGGTTGATCGTGCGTAGGTTCCGACGAACGGTCGTCTCTATTTTTATCCAGCTTCTGCCTTCACGTGGACAGGTCATTTGGATGTTGAACGCCTGTTAGTCGTCCTGATCTATCTGATCAAGAAAATCAACGTCATCATCTTCTTCATCAACAATGGCCTGAGCGTCTTCTTCGACCCATGACTCATCATCATGGAATTCATGATCGAGCAGGTGATCGTGCTCGGGTTCTGGGATATCTCGTTCTTCGCTCATGACTTACCGAAAAAAATTGAAAGAACTGCTACAAGGCCCGCGGCGAAAACATCAGGTACTTTTATTCCCCTTTGCCCATCCACAAACCATTAAGACCAGACCTGGAATCCACAGGCCAGGCGCCGCAATAGCGGCACCAAAAACCGCCAACGGTATTCCTGTCAAAAACAGCGGGTTCCGCAACGCCCTTTCCATAGCCACATCTCCCTAAGAACTAATCTCATTAAACCACACGCCTGACATTGAACGGCTGGCGAGAAAATGAATATCAGCGACACCACCGGGTAGGTTTGCGCGGGTTTTTCGCAGGCACAAAAAAGCCGATCTGGAAGATCGGCTTAAATGTCTGATTTTACTCAGTAAATATGGTCGGGACGGAGTGATTCGAACACTCGACCCCTAGCACCCCATGCTTGAAAATGGGCACGAGGCCCAGCATTTACTGGCTCTTCTTCTGGCGCTCGCTGCAAACGGTGCCTTACAGAGATGAACAGGAAAGAGCGAATCCCCGAAAAAGTCCCCACACCCTTTTTGGGTCCATCCACGACGTTCTGCCGACTTTCTATCCTCCACCGCTCTTGATCCAGGCTGCTACGCTGAAGACTCCATTGAGGATTCGCGATGCCAAATTCTGACTTACTCCCTTCACTGTTGTTCAAGCTCAACGAAAACCAACTCGCCCTTGAAGCCGCCATCATGGAGCTTTCCAACTGGGTCGAGCTGCGCGGGTCAGCTGACGTGGCCGAGAATATCCGTGGTGCACTCGTCGCCATAGACCGCAACGAGGAATTCATCAAGATGACGCTCGCAGTAATGATGGCACCAGAGTGACCGTGGTCAGACAATGCCGCGTCTGCACCAAGCAGTGCCGAAGCTGACGATTTACCTGGAAAGCAATCGCGCACATCAATCCGAAATGCTCATTAATGCCCCTGCGATGGCAAGGGCATATGGTCCGAGAGTTGTTACTCTTTTACTGAAAAGAGGCCTGTTGGCAATTCTCGGCCGTTTTCGTTGTAGGCCGCCTTCACACTGAGGTATGACTCCATTTCATCAATATAGCCATCCTTATTCGTGTCCTTTTTTGCAAACACCGCTTGCTTCCCAGGCGCAGCAACGAGGAACTCAGCCAGTGAAATTCGTGCATCTTTGTCAGTGTCAATAGAGTTGAAGATTGCATCTCCGCATTGACCTTCACCGCACTTACCTTCACTTGCCTTGGCTTGTTTCTTGACTTGGGACTCTCCACATTTTCCTTCCCCGCACTTGCCCTCTGCACTGACCTGAGCCGCGGCAAGCGTGTAACCCTGCGGCATGGGTTCTGCGGCAAACACCGCTCCGGCCAGAACGATTCCAGCCAGGGAGACACCCGCTACGCAAATGTTCTTTTTACGAGTCGTTGTTACAGTCATTGCATTTTCTCCCGGCAGCGCGGTTCAGCTGCCCTGTGATACAGCTATTTAGTAACTACGTGCGGCTAATCGCACAGCAGGTCATTCCAAAATTGTTTTTTTGGAAGCGGTATCTCAACCCCAATCTATGTCTGCGATATGTCAAACACGCCAATGTTTGTATGGTCGTGTAGATATCGACGCATTAGATACAATCGAACACAATAAAAGCGCATACGACATACATGATCGAGGTTTCTTTACCTCGTGCGGGGCAAATACTGGTTCCGTTGAGTTGAAATGCACTGTAGGAGAAGCAACTCATCTGCGGCCGACTTTCTCATTACGAGGTCCTATCGTGCCCTGCCGAATTCCAATGGTGGAAGAGGTAATCAACGAACGAGCGGTTCACCGCACCGCCAAATACAAACCAATAGCGCTCAATGCCCACCCGAAGCCAAGAACTCCAACAATCATCGTGATACCAAGAAGCAGAGGATGTTTCCACAAGGGGTCTATCTCCTAACACCATCATCATCAATAAACTCCGTAGGTGGTTCAGAGCATTTTTCAGGCCACATAAATAAACCAATTCTAGGGGCTTGTTTCATCGCAACGAATGGCCATTTTTCAGGTCGCTAATTTTCTAAGGCGCGAGGAAAAAAATACCCAGAACCGGGGGGCTCCCCCCAACCTAGTCGTCTCGTCGCCTACCCCTCGCGGAAATATCGCCCCTCGATTACTGTATATACAAACAGTATCGGTAAGGTTTTTTTGTGGACCCCTACGAAATCGAAGACACCAGCGACTGGCTTGGCTGCCCAACTGAGCTTGAGACGTGCCGTCATTTTTTGCGCATATATGAGAACGAAGTCCAGGAACTGACCCTCCAGCTCCGTAAGTCGCGCAGTGACATCTTTAACCTGGTGCAGATGCACGCTGAGGTATCCGAGGAGCGCGATCGACTGCGGAGCGAACTGAACCGGGCGCTCACCTCTGCGTCAGATGCCAATAGAAGGGTCACGGATATCGAGACGAAGACCAACTGGGAGCTGATGGCCAACGCCAAGGTAATCAGCGAGCTCCACGCAAAGCTGCGTGAGCTGACCGGCGTGGATCCGTTCACCCAAATTGCGAAAAGTTGATTGCCTATTCAAGGATTCAGGCCATGTGTGGACGACTTTCTCAATACGACGGCATCCACGATTTCGTTGCAGCGTTGAGCATGCCCAACCCGTTGGTGAACCAAACCGGCGATCTACCCTTTCTTCGCTATAACGCTGCGCCGAGTACGCAGCTCGCTCTCTTTCACCAGGAAGGCGACTACCTGCACGCTGACATGGTGCGCTGGGGATGGCGACCGCATTGGGCCAAGGATCGTGCTGCGCCGATTAATGCCAGGGTCGAAAAGGTCGCCCACGGTCCGTTCTTCCGGGCGATCTGGCCACACCGGGCGATCATCGCGATCAACAACTGGTTTGAGTGGGTGGATGAAGGCGGACCGAAAAAGCAGCCCTACCTCATTCGCCGGCGGGATCGAGCGCCGATCCTGTGTGCTGCCATCGGCCAATACCCAAATCCGGAGCATAAGCCGAGCGAACACGACGGCTTCGTCATCATCACCGCTGACAGCGCTGGCGGCCTGGTGGATATCCATGACCGTCGTCCCGTGACGTTATCGCCGGAACTGGCCAGAGAATGGTTGGATCCTTCCACACCCAAGGAGCGCGCCGAGCAAATGGTACTGCTGCAGGGTGAACCCACCGAGGCGTTCGAGTGGTTCAAGGTGGATCGGGCGATTGGCAATGTACGTAATAATCAGAGCGGATTGATCAGTCCGATAGGGGACGCGCCAGAGGAGAACAGTTTGTTTTAGGTAGGGACCAGCGACTTGAGCCGAGCTTCCAGCGCCGTTTCAAAAATGATGTAAAGCCGCTCCGCGTCACCTGCGCGCAAGGCGCCCACCATCTCCATGCCCAAGACAAATCCTTCGGCACGGGCGCCGGCCTTTACGGCCACGATCATCGACTCAGCGCGTTGGATTTGTGCAAGGAGGCGATCAGCTTCACGCCGCGGCCTGGGGCCGAGTACGACATCTTCCACGCACCGCCTCCCCTTTTATCTGCACTACGACATCCAATACATCACCAGGACGACCACTGCTACCCACACCAGGGTGAGCAGGAATGAGAGTCCGGCAAGTTGCTTATCCATGGCCGATGCCTCGTCCCCCTGTCGAAGAATCATGGGGCAACCTGACACCGGTGACAAGAATAGCGGCATGCCATCATTGTGTAAGTTCACGTACGTAGGCCTGACAAGCTGCCAGCGCGATCAGTCCCCGGTCGCCTTCATCGGTGATCGCGATAATTCGTTGAGCATGCGCTGAGTCAAGTTCGGCTCGGACGACTCCATGAACCACGCCGCCGGCTTCGGCGGTGGCAGGCACTGAACAGCCACCGGCTGAACCCTGGGCGAGGACGACTGACAGCCGCAGATCAGAAGTAGCAAGGCGATCGCGCAGGCGAGCCTGGTCTTTTTGGGCATTGGTCAAAGTCTCGTGGTGGGTTTGGTCGCTGGCCGCCAGGCGCTGCTCGAGCGCCAGTCGCTTGTCCTGCTCGGCCTTCAGCGCGGCGGCACCTACCATGGCCAGTTGATTGAGGGTTTCTGTGTGCAGTCGCGATTGCTCGGCCAGTTGCGCGCCGTACCGCCAGCCCTGGACCTGCCAGGCACCGATGGCACCCAGCAGGACCAGCGCCAGCGCGACGGCCACCTTCCACACCGCCGAGCTCATGGCACATCCTTGAAGAACATGTGCCCGCCCAACTTCAGCGTCTGCTTTGCCTTCGTGGCCCAGGCCGGCGGCGTCTTCATGGTGATCGCGTAATAGTGCGTGGCACAGCCGGTGGGATCTGGCACCTTGCCGTCGATAACCTGGTCAGCAGCGATACGCGCCTGGGCCAGTTCGCGGAACGGGATCTGCTTCACACCAATGAGGAACTGATAGTTCGGGTCGGACTTGTTCCAGCAACTGAACTGGTACGGCCTCTGGCACACACCGGCATAGCCCTCGCCCCACCATGACTTTTCTTTCCCATCGAACACACGATTTCGGATGGTCCAGGCGACAGCGATCTGGCCGGCGAGGCTTTCGCCGCGCGCCTCGCCCCAGAGCGTTCGGGCGAGAATGTCTCGGTCTTTTTCGGCAACTGACATCACTTTTCTCCAGGCAAAAAAATACCCGCTCGTTGGCGGGTTCGTTGTGTTGTTGCGGCGTCAGATCGAGTCAGTCGCCTGCGCTTCGGGGTCAGCGACGATTACAGGTACCGGCGGTTCGACTGGCCACACAGGTGCGGCGTACCAGGTCGGTTGACTCGTAACCTTGCCCAGCGCGAACTTGTAGGTCTTCCAGGCCTTCACGCTGAGGAGCAAGGCAGCCTGTTCAGCCTCGTCTTCTTCCGTAGCCTCGCCAACCTCAATGCCAAACCCGATGGTGTCGATACGTTCCTGGATGCGGGCGATCTGTGCCAGTGCGCTAGTGTTCCTGGTAGAAAGCTCAGCTTTTGCCGTGGCGAGCTGAGCGGCTTGAGTTGCGGCGTCCTTCATTGCCTTGGTGATTAGTTGAGACCAATCAATATTCATGTCTGATCCTCAGCCTGAAAGTCGTTCGGCACTGCCGGCAGCGGTTGCGGCAATAGGACCGGGCCATCCGGCACGCTTACCAAATCCTCTGGGAATGCTTGCTCAGGACTGTAGTTCCAAGGCAGAGGAAGAAACAGAGTCAACACAAGGCCTTCATTCGTTCGCTCGACATCTCCGTAGAACCACTGTGAAGCAATCGCAAATGCCGGCAATGTGTCGCCGACACCCATTCTGGAAAAATCAAAAAGTTCTCCGTTCAGACTCAGGGTATCGCCTGACTTTATAACTTCCAGTGAGTCATCTCTTCGTGTTGGTGAAAGATGAATAATCATTAGAACCATCTCCCAATGGCCATAATCTGGCCAGTAAAAGCATAAGTACCTGCTACGGGAACCACCACGAAATAAGCCTGCGTCGCGGTGGCAGTGGGCAGAGCAGACCCCATAGCTACCCAGGAAAGACCGCCGCTCCCTATCATTGACATATTCACCACGGGTATGCCGACGAAAGTTGCCGGGAACGCTAGGCCATTTAAACCTACGTATGCCACACCTCCCGCAGTTGCTGTAATTATTAAACTGGAAAGGTTTATTGTTCGTGTGCAGATCATGGTCCCGTCTGCAAATTTGGTGAAATCACCGTTGCCGTTAGAACCCCTCTCTACAATCGCGCCGGTTGGTACACCTGACGCTTGTCCTACGGTTCCAACCGCGTTGGTTTTGCCATACGCGCCGGCTGTTTGTAGCGCAGTTAAAAGCGCTGCGACCGAAGTAACACCGGTTCCGCCCTGGGCAACGCTTAACGCTGTGGTCAATCCCGTCAGGCTTGTGATGTCACTATTAGCACCCTTACCAGCTTTGTTACCAATTGCGGTTGCAGCGGCGCTGGCCTGCGCCTGCAGCTTTCCGAACGCCGCGATAATTGCATCGGTCGCCATGACAGCCGACGAGTCGGTCGTAATCAACCCGGTCAACACCGCGGCCCTGACCCGCGCATCGGTGTAATACTTGTTTGTACCTTCAGGCAGCCCGCCGGTATCGCTCAAATTGAGCGCGATGCGTACACCGGCCGTAGTAGGAGTTGTGCCAAGCACAGCAAGCACTCCACCGAATTGATTGACCAGCGCGCGCAACGCATCGGCGGAATCCTTGACGTAGCCCTGCATCGGAGCGATGGCATAGACACCGGCCGCATTCGGCGCACTTTGGTAGTTCGGCGAGATCGATAACGCCGTGTCGCTGGCAATATTGGTGATCTCATACCAACCGCCGTCCGGTCCGCGAAACGCATCGCCGACGCGACCGTTGGACAGAAAGGCGGTGCCTGTGCCGATTACGGCGTTCGAATTCAAGGCGACAGAAACCGTTCCTGATTTGTACCAGGGCATGGGTTAACTCCAGATAAGAAAGGTCAGGCCAGTAACTTGGCGCAGAGAAATGGCCGGTGACCTTGGTCGGTCCAGGCGTTTGTCGCGAGGCTGTACATCCTGATTTGGCCATTGGTGTAATCCACGCCCAGGGCGCAGCCACCGCCCGAGGAAGCGTTGTGGCAATTCATGGCGAACGGATTGAGCGAGATGTATTCCCCCGTGCCGAGCATTTTGTTGATCGCCCAGATGTAGCGCCGACCTACAGTCAGCACCTCGTCACCGATATAAACCCAGTTGCCTGCGGCGTAGGTCACCACAACAGCCGGCGCGCCGCTGTCGTAGACCAGGGCTCCGGCCGGACCCCACAAACGCATGCCGTATGCTGCGGTGCCCATCGACGCCCAGGCCGCGACGAAATACTGTCCACTGAGGGTGGCGGTAACGTTCGAGGCTTTCATCGTGAAACCGGTCCAGTTCCCAGGACCACCGGTGAACCAGACGGAGATCGGAACCTGCATCACTCCGGCATCCGGCCGGATAAACACAATCGGCGGATCCAGGCTTGTAATGGGTCGGGCGAAAACCCCGGAGGCATCCGTGGTGCCGGCATAACTCCCTCTTGTCAGCATGCACAGCCGGGGCAACTCCGAGTCGATCTGAACAAAGGCATTGTCATTGATGCTCTGAAATCCATAGCTCATGTGGCGAACCTTATCGCGTAGCCCTTGGCGACGATCCGTGTCTGGCCAACGGATGCACCGGCTGAAGGGTTTTTCGGCAGGACTGTCACAACCCCAGCACCGGTGGTGACATAGGGGTATGACTTGGTATTGCCCAGGCTGTCGTTTTCCGCCGTTTGCACGTCCTGTGCTCTCGTCGGAATGATCATGAACACGCAGTTGGCCGGGTTGAAGCCAGGGATGCTGATTGTGTAGCTGGGCACGGCTCCGCTGAAATCGATCACGCCCTGCCATAGCACCTGGTAGGTGAAACTGTTGGTGTCCATCGCGAGCTGACCACTCTCGTTAAAGACACGCAGGCCAAATAGAGCCATTGATTACCCCAGATATCCGAGACGGACACGCAGCACGTTGTTGGCGTCGTATACCGACACGTTCAGCGAGTTGATCACCAGCCGCCCCTGTCCCGGGACGATGCCGTTGATTTCAAGCGTTCCGTCTTTGTTGAGAATCCAGCCCTGCTGGCCGGCGATGTAGTTGGTGGAGCTGATGTAGCTGCCGATCTTGGCATTGGTGATGGTGCCGTCTTGGATGAAGGCGGAGTTCATGAAGACCTGGCCACCCTGCACTGCAAACGGCACTGAGATAGCGCCGCCGGCGATGGTGTTGACGATTGCGAACCGATCCGCAGCCACCAAAAACTGGCTTTGGAAAACTCCGCCCACGTTCTCAATACCAAGCCCAACACCAGCAGTAACATACTGGCCATTGGCGGTGACTGACATTTTCACCGACCACATCGTGCTTAGGTTGCCGTCCAGGTCAGCAAATGCTTCTGAGGTCTCCTGAATGGCTGATGTGTTTTCGCCCACCGTAGCGGTTAACTGTGTGATCGCCGTGGCGGTAGCTTCCTTATCGGTGGCCACAACCTGCCGCAGTTCCGTGACATTCGCTTCGTTTTCACCAACCGCAGCAGTCAGCGTGGTTACCTTCTGCGCGGTGGCGAGGTTTTCCGAGGCCCGCACTTTCTCTTCGGTTGCGATCGCGGCCGTACTGCTCCATCCCTTCAGCGCATCGGCGAGGTCGCCCTCCCCGTTGTCGTCCCGGTATGCAGCACTCAAAGCCTGAAAGGCCGTGGCCTGCGCCGTGATCTCGCCGTCGAGCTCGATGATGTCGGCCGTGTTGAAGGCAACCTGCTGCGCCAATCCGTTCGCCGTCTCGATCGACTTGCCGATGTCCAGCCAGTAGGCCGGGTTCGGCGGCGGCGTGTTTACAGGCACATCGCCAGTGGCTTGGTATAGACGCTGCCCCATGCGAACCATGTCTTCATCGACATAGGTCTTCTCCGGGTCGTACAGCAGGATGTCATCCAAGGCGTCGATCTGATCCTGCAGGCCGGGGATTTTGTCGATCTCTTCCTGAAGTGCTTCGCCGAGCTCGGTGCGCGTGATCTTGCCGGCCAGGGCTGCCAAATAAGCGCTTACATCATTTGATGTAGAAGTCGGCACATACAGGAACGAGCTTTTCCCGTATGCATTCGCTGAGCGCACGAAATAATAATAATTCGTGTAGAACGCCAATCCTGTGTGAGTGAATGAAAGTCCTTGCCCCAGATAATCCGCCTCTGAAGCGGTCGCCTCTGGTGATGTACTAAAGAAATACTCGTACGTACCACCATTTAGACCGTAGTTTGGGTTCTGCGGGATTAGCACGATGTTGTCGATTGAGGATTGCACCACACAAGACTCAGGGATCGGAGGCCCGTTGATGCTGACGGAAATCGTCGCCTCGCCGGAGCGCGCCATCGGTCCTGCCGCCGCCACACTTATCGTGTAGTTTCCAGAGGGTAAGCCGTTGATGGCGCACTCTGTCGAAGTCGACGGTACGTTATGCGACTGAACCGCAGCCGTACCCTGGCGAACGATTACGATGTATTCCTTCACGATGCCGCTTGGCGGCAGCCAAGACAGGACGCCCTGAGTGACTTCCGCAGTGGTGTCCTGTGTCCACGTCAGGTTGGTCGGAGTGCCAAGCCCCCCAGAAGGCAGATTGATAAATCCAATAGGGTTATACGGCTGACCTACCGCATCATCGAAGATCGCCGCCTCATATTGCTTGACCTGAACGGTGCAGCCTTCGCGGTCGCCCATCGACCAGTCAGAGACGATGAATTCGCCGAGAATATTTAGCGACGGCAGGTTGACGCGCACCACTCGTCCAGGCCGGCAGTTGTAGCCTGCAAAGTTCATCGGGATGCTGATTGCCCCGCCGGCGCGCCGACGACGAAGTTCCATGTTTGCTAGGCGCTGGGCTTGATAGGGGTCGGTAACATAGGAGTACGTCAGAGTTTCTGCTGCCTCTCCGCCGTCCTCGACGATCCATTCGCCAACGCTGACCTCTGGATAGTCGGTTTCGGTCCATGATTGCGATGGGTCGATAAACGTGCCGCGCACAGTGTTGATCGCGGTGTCATTGGTTGGCTCGGTGCTGCCGGTGACGGTGCCGATCACCATGTCCTCGGTGATCTCGAAGTCGTACGGACCGTAATAGGCGCCGGCCTGGAACATCCAGCGGCCACCAACACGAATCAAATGCCCGCCAGACGCCGCTTCGAGCTTCTGCAGAACGCCGGTGCGCTGCTCGTCCGCACCAATTACGCAGCCGGTGCGATACCGCTGGCTCGTCGAGCCGTCGGCGTTGGTTACGCCTTCATCGCAGACGTTGGCAGCGCTGGCGAAGGTCTCGAAGACGATTTCATCGTCCGGCACGTTGCAGCGGTTGCGTAGAAACCAGAGCAGATGCAGCGCAGTGTTTGCGCTGTAACCCGCCGCCCCGGTGCGCGGATCGTAGATATCATTCCGGCCGCGAATAACGAAGCGCGTGTCAGGGATGCCCGATGGAAACTTCTCTGCGCTATAGCGGAGGGATACCCGCACATAGGACAGGCCGCGACCGATCTGCGAGTCTTTCCAGTCGGGGCAGTTGGCCTTAAGAAATTCGTTTACTTGGGTCGGATTGACGACCAGCTCGTAGCTGGCCAGCGGGCCGAACGCGCCAATTTCTTCCTCGCCGAGGTAGATATTTTCGAGCGCATCGATCGCGCCCTCACACAGTACGTACACCAGGTGCAGCCATTCGCCCTCGCCCTGATCGCCGGACTGCTCTTGCGCCCACACCAGCACGCCGCCGGTGGAGACGCGGCCGAGGATGAAGCGCACCGGTGCCTTCGAGGAGCGTACGGTCTGGGCAGACGGCTCGTTGTCGCGCAGAGGGGATTTGGTGTTGAGCTTTTCCTGCTGCTCAGCGGCGTAAAAGGCGAGCGCTGCGCCCGCGACCGCTCCCCATGGGCCGCCCTGGGCGAAACCAACCACCGCGCCAATGACGACCGAAGCGAGTTTTTTAACGCCGCCGCTCATTCAATTCTCCAAGCGGCCAATGGCTCGCACTCAACCCGGGCCGCGCCGTCATCGGTCGCCGCCCAGTAATCTCCTGCCCAGAACACGGCCATGCTTCGGCCGCCCGGCGCGTCGTACAGCACGACGTCACCGCGCTGGATGAATTGCAGCGGCACCCGGGAAAAGTGGGTATCCCATGCCGCCTCAAGGCTGCCGTGCTGCTTCTTCAGTTGCCGCTTGGCGCCGGTTTCCGTCGTGTACTTGCCTCGGTAGTTCTCCGCCGGGTCCACACCACACACTGAGGCGGTGCAGTCGGCGGCGAACAGGCAGCAGTCAAATTCACCCCATGAAAAAGGCCGCTCTTGGGCGGCCTTGATCGTTTCGTTCAGACGGGTTGTCCAGTCTCGGTAGCGCATGGCTAACTTCCATAGGTGAATGTCGGTGCGTCCTTCTTCGAGCCCCAGTAAATGGGCCACTCGGACATTTGGGCGATTGCGTAGAAGAACCTATCGCCCTGGTGGCGCGCGCGATGGTTTTCATCGGTGAATCGCTCAGTACCGGTGCGGCTCCACTCGGCCATACGGTCGATGACCGGGACAGTGATTCTGTTGCCGTCCTCGCCATTGCCGGCGAAAGAGAACTTCGCCGCGTCCATCCGGCCGGAAAAAAGAATGTCTGTCGCGTAGTTGCCGGCCTCGTCGAACACCACGAACATGACTTTGGCCATCCGCCCACGACAGCCTCGGACGTTGGTTTCGGAAAGGATGTAGGCATCCAGACCACTGAGCGTCAGCTCGACCGACATCGGAGAGCCGGAGTTGTCACTTTCCTGCGATTGACTGACTTGGCCGAAGTTGCCAACGCCGAGGTAGGTAATGCCGTCGATCACCAAATCGCCGGTACCGGTGTGAGCGAAGACCATGCCGTCGACGAAATCGAGCTGCACCGCGTAGACCGGCATGAAACGGCCGGTCGCAATGATGTTCACCACGTTCTGGCTGAACGGGAATGCTGATGGCATCAAAAGGCCTCCCTGAATTGGTAGCTGCCGTTTGAAATCACCGGTTTTACGGACATAGCCCAAGTGTCGGTGGTCATGCGCATTTCGGAGTACGGGTTGAGGTACTCGACGGCGGTACCCGCCGTGAGTGTCTTGCGGATTCGCTTGTTGAGCAGCACAGTCGCTCTCCCCTGAGCGTTTGCTGATGCTGGATCAGTGACCTCGAACATCTCTCCCGCGATGGTTATGTAGTCGCCAGCAGTGAATACAGGGGCGTTCGCCGGTGCGCCGCCGATGACCATCGAGCGCGCCTGCGCGTTGCCGGTGACAACGGAAAGTGCGCCAACGCTGTCGGTACGTCGACGGATGAACGCCGGCAAGTTGAACGTGCCGAACATGCCGTCCAGTCGCCCAAGGAACGCTGACAGGTCGCGCTCCTGGGTTCTGGTCAGCAATCCGAAGGTCAAGGTGCACTGCCAATATGCGCCCGGGTAGCCGACGATCTGCTGGGCGTTCGAGAGCGTTGACGTGAACGCCCTACTGTTGTTAACGATGCCCCACGTCATTTCTGACGGGCGCAGCGAAGCCGGCCACGTGAGAGCCATGCAGTACTCCTTAAATTGCTTAGCGCCGCGCGATAAGCTGGCGGATGGTTCCGTTCATTTTCAAGTCGCGTACGACCAGCTCGTAGCCGCCCTTCGCTCCTTGCATTGCTGCATCCCTGACCATGTTTACAGTGGCGTCGTCCGGAGTTCCTTGAAAGCTGAAGCTCTGCTGTATGACTGGAGCGGAGGGTGATGCCGACGAGATCGGTACGACGTTGGAAGGTGATCCCGCAGCGGTCGCGCCCACGTAACCGCCATCCGCGTACCCCTTGGTGTTCGCGTTCATGCGTTCCAGAAACTCACGCACGCCTGGCTGACTCACCGCCTCCTTGCGGACAACGAATTCTCCGCCGTGCACCACTCCTTTAGGCTCAAACTTGCCGCCGTCACCGGTATAGCCGCCGTCGGAGAACCCGAACTTCGAGCTGTATCCGGCTGCGGATGCGCCGAGAGCGGAAGACGTTGCGCCTGCCGAACCGGCCGCGAGGCCATTGCCGGCTGAGGCGCCAGCGGTCAACCCGCTGAAAATCGTACCGAAAATGCCCACCGCCGCCTGGCGCACCTGGATGCGGATCAGGTCGGCAATGATTCCGTCCGCCAGATCCTTGAACGACAGCTTCCCGGTCTTCACGAACTGGATGATGCCGTCTTCCATGTTGCTGAAGGCATTCGTGAACAGGTTGCGGGTCTGTCCGGCGACATCGCGCGCCTGCTCCGAGTAGGTCTGAAATGCCGAGGATGCACCTAGCGCCCAGTCCGACTGGGCTTTGTCCACGTCGTTGTAGTACTGCTGCTGCATGGCGAGACGGGTTTGCAGAGCTGAGCGGAGTGCATCAGTCTCTTCGCTGTACAGCTTTTCGCTGATGCGCCCCTCGTTACGCTGCTGCTGCAGTGCATCCATCTGCGACTGGTACTGCTGCTCGATGCTGAGCTGTTCCTGCAACCGCTGACGCTGCTGGTCACCCATCCCCATGCCGGCGAGGTTGTTGTCCAGGCCGGTTTGCGCCTTTGCCAATTGGCTGGCGAGGTTGGCCTGGTACGCGGCGAGCTTCTGCGTCTCTTCCGTGGATATCTTCTTGAGCTGATTTTCCTTCTCAAGCGCGGCGTTCTTTTTCAGCTGGGCGGTGATCAGTTCCTGGTTCGCGACCAGAGCCTTCTGGTCGGCCGTCAAGGTCTGCTTGCTCTTGATATCTGCGAGCTCCTGCTCCCACTTAACCAGCGCCTGCCCGGCGGAGCCAAGCTTGTCGACCTCACCTTTCTGTACGCCAATCAGCGAGTTCTGCTGTTGCAGCACGGCATATTGCTGGCGGGCTTGGTCGAGCGCCTTCATGCCCGCGTCTTCGCGGTATGCCTTGGGCTTCTTCTCTGCCGTCTCCTTGAAGCGATCGCTTTCCCGGATAGCCTTCAGAGCTGCGGCCTCCTGTTCGGCTGTGATCGTATAGCCCGCAGCCCTGGCCGCGTTGATGCGCTTCAGCTCATCCTCAAGAGCCTTGTTCCTCTTTTGCTCCTTTGTGAAGTACTGCTCTTTGTTTTTTTCGAAAGCCTCATATGCGACCTGGCCGTCGCGCTGAATTTGGGCGTTTCGTGCGGCAGCATCAGCCGCGTCCTGCTCGGCCTTCGACTTTTTGTTGTAGGCGTCCAGTTCAGCCTGAAGAGAGGCGATTCGCTCCCTTGCGTTACCGTCCTCATAACCAGTGTCGAGGGTGGACTTCAGGTAATTGATTTTTTGCTGGATGGCTTGAACATCAGGACCGTCGTTCGACTCCCGCCCGATATTCAGAATGGCATCCCATCCGCTCTTGGCTGAGCCTGCTAGGTCATTCCACGCTTTTTCAAGCGTGCCGAGGTTTGCCTTCATCGTTGCAGCGCGCTCGCCCAGCGCCCTGGCATATGCTTTCTGTGCTATAGCTGCGGCCGCCTCCTTCTCACCCATTTGCTGAGCGGCACGGATTTGCTCGTACACCGACGCGGTCAGAAAATTGTACTTGTCGTTTAGCTCCGCAACCGCTTTCACAGGGTCGTCGGCAAGCCGGGCAAACTCTGCGACGGTCTCAGAAACCGCTTTGCCCGTGGCCTTTTCGTATGCAATTGCGGATGCTGCGATTTGCTCAAAGCTTGAGCTCGCGATCTTCCCGGTACCGGCAAGCTGGGCCAGGGCCGCAGCAGCGTCTGCCGTGGTGCCGACGGTTCCGCTTACACGCTTCGCCATCTCAGCCAGCGCCAGCGTGGTGGTGCCGGCAGCGTTGCCAGTGGTTACGAGAGAAAGGCGGTAAGCATCTTGCTCTTTCGAACCTTGGTAGTAGGCCAGACCGAGCACGCCTACCGCTGCGGCAGCTACAGTGAAAGGGTTGACCAGGCCGAGGATATAGCCGCCCAGCGCTTTTGCTGCCGGCCCAACACCCCCGAACATATCTTTAAGCTGACCACCCTGCTGTAGAAAAACGGTGAGAGGCGCCTGTCCGCCCTGCAGCGAAACGGCGATATCGGTGAACTGCGCAGGAACGCCACGCAGTGCGGCGGCTGTTGCCTTTGCCGTCATGCCGGCTTTGCCAAGGTCTGCGTTGAAGCGCCCCAGATCTGCTCGCGTGGTATTGATCTTCGTTTGATACTCGGAAAAGGTATCCGCGTCGATCAAGCCAAGCTTCCGGCTTTTGGCCAGTTCCTTCTCTTGCTTGTCCAGTTCGCCCAGCTTTCGGGTGACAGGGTCAATGCTGCCCAGCAGCTCTTCCAGTTGCTCTTTCTGCGTTTTGACCTTTTTGCCCGTAGCCTCCGAGGACTGGCCAACGCTGTCGATTCCATCGGCGAGCTTGTCCATAACTGGCTTCGCCCGAAGACCGGCACCCTCGAGCGCCTCAAGTGCCTTGCGCGTGTCGGCAGCCTTTTGCTCAGCGTCCCGGCTGTCGATCTCCAGAACCAGTCGGGAAGTTTGAGCCATTGCATTTCTCCAGGTGTAAAAAAACCCGCCGGAGCGGGTTATTGGGTCAGGTAATCCTAACTGTTGGCGTCAAAGCAGGCGCGAAACGCTTCGTTTTGAAACTCTTTGACAGCATCTTCTTTCATGCCTTTCAGCGGCTGGACAGGTCTCTCGTATGCTTTCAGAACAACGCCTTGAGCGAACTTGCTGCCATCACCAATTTTCTCAAGAGAGTCTTCGAGAAGCTCGCCATTCTGCCTTGCGGTCATGGCCTGACCGGCAAGCGCCGATATTTTTTTGCATGAATCTCCCGCTGCATGAGTAGTCGTCACGGCCATTACTGATGCGGCAAGACACAGAGCTATTTTGAGTTTCATCAGAGATTACTTCCTGTACTGAAAGGGCTCAGGTGCGGTCAACAATGGTTCCGCCTTGTCCCACATCCCGCGATAACCACGCACCGAATACGAGTAGCCCGGCTTCAGATCTAACAACAGGCCTCGAAGATCCCCGCCGGCGCATCCTGCGTTGTTCTTGATGCTCAGCTGAACCGGACCGGACTTGTGGTAAAGCTTCACCGATTTGCCGCTGCTCGTTTCAGCTGCCAGCCTTTCATTGAGAAAAACCTGCATACCTGCACCGAGGCAGCTCAGCCCCCCTGCGTCTTGAGTGAAAACAATGCGTGCATCGCTGGCCGAAGTTGGCTTTCCAAAGGCGAAAACATCGTCTGCCGGAACCTGTGCGGCCTTCTCAGGAGAAACACGAGTAGTTTCACAACCCGCCAGCAGCAATAACGCCAACCCAAATGCCATTTGTCTTTTCAAAGACACCCCTCCCTAGTTTGAAAGAGGAATCTAGCACCAAGTCGAGGCCCTCGACAAAATCACGATTTCAAAAGCTGAGTAACCACAGTGACAACCGCAGCCTTGATTGTGTCGAGCGTCAGGCCGATCCCTTTTTCTTTCAGCAGCCCTTTTGTCTTATCCCAGACGGACGGCGCTCTGATGCTGTCGAGCAGTTCGCGACCTTTCCACGTTAGCCCCAGCGCGAAAAACTGGGGAGGGCCACTCAGAAATCCGGGGTCGTTACCTTCGATCAAACCACCCTCTTCCATCATTTTCATGTGTAGAGCTACCCAGTCAGCTGGGAATGGCGGCATTTCCTCAGCCTTCCTGTGCTCACCGTTTGCCTCTTCGAGATCCAAGAGGATCATCCGGATCAAATCCCAATTACGCTGCATGTCTTCAGCTCCGTGGCTATGAATTTTCATTCTAACCATCATCCCCAGCCAAACACACCGCATCCAGCGCAAACATCACATCATCAATCTCGTCGCGAGGCAGCGGCGATGGGTGCGAATCCAGCCAGTCGGAGATTTCCCGCGCCGAGAGCGGTAGCGGGAAGGCTCCGGCCATCCCGGCGCTGTACCGGCGACCGCGAGACACGTTCCGGTACAAGTTCAGCAGGTAGGCTGTGAGTGGGTCATTCTCTGGCTCGCCCGGGATGGCCATCTTCAGGCGCGAGTAGACCGCCCGGCGCTTCTCGCTTTGCCCGCCCCACTCTTGCTCCCACTCGAAGCGGGCGACTGCTTTCCCACCGACTCTGCTCGCTCTTCGGCTGCATCATTGGCGGCCAGCGCGCCTTCGCGCAGCACGAAGATGAAGAACTCGATGTTGTTTTCGAGCAACTCAGCAGCCACTGCCGGGCTGTATTTGATCGGGTTGCCGTCGACACCCAGCACGCCCTCCCAGTCCTTCACGATGAAGTGGCTGAGCAGCATTGCGTGGTTCTGGTGCTCGGTCATTTCGCCGGCGACCACACCCACCTGGCCTTCTTCAAACCGCGCGTCGTTGCGCTGGATCCGGCGGCGCATGCGCTCAAGGGCGACTTGATATTCAGGGTTGTCGATGCTGGCGAGTAGGATCTTCGTGTCTTCGTCGAACTTCGCCCAGCGCTCACCGGCGACCGCCGGCTTCTTCTTGCCCAGTTGCAGAGCCATTTCAATTCCTCAACGCCACGCCAATAAAAGGGCTCCCCCGACCGGCGTTTGAACCGAGGGAGCCAAAGGGTTTACGGGGTCGGATCAGCCGCTTCGCGGGTGATGGTCGGGCTGAGTTTGGCGACGGTGTAGTTCAGCGTGACCTCGATCAGGTCGCGCTTACCACCGTTCGGCAGCTCGCCGTCCACTTCCACGGCAGGGAAGTTGAACGTGTACTTGTTGCCCAGCGAGTCGGTGATCGGGAAGACAACTGCGATCGGCGTCCGGGTGAAGGTGTTCTTCCAGATCTCCCAGGCGCGCTTCGACCAGGCCAGCGTGATGCTGCCGGTGACCGCCGCCTCGGTGGCGATGTGCGCGCCCGGCCCCAGACGATCGGAGCCAAGGCAGCGCTGAGTCTGCAGGCTGTTGTCCAGATTAACGGTCATGGCCGAGACACAGGCCACGCCTTCCAGCGACTGGCCGTTCACCAGGATCGTGCCGACGTTGTTGTTCGACAGGAACGGGGTGGTGGTCGGCGCATTCGGCGAAACGACAATCGGGGTGTCGCCATCGGTGTAGTCCAGGCACGCCATGTTGAACGTGGCGGTCACCTTGCCTTCGGACGGGATGTCCAGCGCGAAGGTCGAGACGTGCGCGCCCTTGAACACACCATAGACGCCGACGTCGTTGTAGCCCTTGGCGATACTGAAGGTGTGGCGGGTATCGCCTACGCGCAGCACGTCAGCCGTCCACACGCCGTAGAAGGCAGCTTCGAGCAACTGGTCGAACGAGCCGAACGAGAACTCGGCCGTCAGATCACCGCCGATATCGATGCTGGTGGCCACCGAGCCTTGGCTCAGGCGGGTGTCGGTGATTTCGTCGCTGACTTCGGTGTTGACGGTAGGGGTCAGCGCGTTGCCGGTGAGGCGCAGCGTGTCCCAGGTACCGGTGGGAGTAACGCCGGGCGTCACCTCCGCAATGATGTGGCTTACAACTTTTGCGCCGCTCGACATGGTAAGTCTCCAGATTGCGGTCGTAAAAAAACCGCCATTTGGCGGCCTGCGATGTGCGAGCGGTTTGCGCTCAGCTGGTCTTTCCGAGATCCTTGAGGATTGCCTGATACCCGAGAGTCACGCCTTGCATCACAGCTTCTTTGATGAGGTCCACTGCCGAGATCCTGGCCTTCAGATCTTCGCCGAGCTTCGTGTTGAGAATCTTGTCCGCCAGAAAATTTGTGACTGCATCGGCGCCTTTTTCGCGAGCCGCCTCAAACCCGTTCGGCTCTTTGATGGCGAGCTGATTAGCGCTGACCAGAAACTGCGAGGCAATACCCAGTCCAATACCGGCAGCCACATACTGGCCATCCACCAATCTGAGTTTGACCGTCCACTCAGGGGCCAGCTTTGCCGCCTGAACGCTGGATTTATCGACGTGATCCTGCCGGATGTAAGTCACCCCATCGACAACAACGAAAGGCTTGGGAAGGTTGCATTGCATGGCGCCGATGTGAGTAGCTGTCACCTCGTCTGCCTGGCATCGGGCGCTAGATTCATGGGTAGCGTTCGCCCGGGTAATCTCGTCCAGAGGCGCCACCAGCTTCTCTTTGTCGAGGCTGAGCAAGCACGGGTCGCCAGATGAGTTGAACTCAAAGCTCCCATTCTTGTGGAGCTTCCAGCCTGATACGCCCGGCTTAAAGTTGTGACTTTGCATATTTCCTCTCAGCCGGCGCGAAACCGGATGTTGACGTTGATTTGGTAGAAGCCCTCGAACTCGCCGGCGACCACTTGGCTGGCTTCCATGCATTCAAGGTCGCCGGACATCCAGTAGGCGAAGTGCGCTTCGAGCGCGTCGGCCAGTTCGTTGATGGCTTTGGTTCCGGTTCGCTCGCGGGCGAAGCATTGAATGCTGATCTGCCCGGGCTTGCGGGTGTGGGGCCGGTCGGCCATGCCAGCCATGAAGGCCGAGGCGTACTGGATATTCAGACGACACCAGAGGCCGGTCGGCGGCGGCGTGAACACTTCCGGTTGGTTCGGGTAATCGATCCGCGCCTGGTCAATGCCGGTGAAGGCCACTATGCGCGCGGTGACGAGCGCTCTGATCTGCTCGAAGGTCATTTGTAGGCCTCGGATACGCCGATGAACGCGAGGTCATAAACCCCGCCGGGCGCCTGCGTGGAATGCCCCAGTTCCAGCGCCTCGCCGTAGGGGCTGTTCGTTTGGATGTAGATGACGGGAAACTGGCCCGATGCCTTGATGAGCATGCTGCCCTTGCTGATCGTTTCGCGGCCGGACGGGTCGACGTTGTCGGTCACGGTCATGTCGGGCGCGCCGATCGATACCAAGTGACTGCCTCGGAACGTGCCGCCGATGTATCCCTTCCCTGCCGCCTGCGCCTTCACGAAGTAGTTTTCTTCGCGCTCGCGCTTGGTCAGTTTCTTGAACGCTCGGCCACCTGTGCGTGCCGCGTTGCGCGTGTCGACATTGGCGTCGTATGCGTCGGCCAAACCAACGTTCTTTGCGCGCAGAGCTACGTTCGATTGCCAGAGCTCAGGGTTTCCCACCGGGGAACGGTTCACGACTTCGGTGAGCATTGCCGTGGCGATCACGCGGGCCATCTGGGTGATGTCCTCGCCCGCCTGGTCAGCGAACTCCGTTAGGCTATGACTCCAGCCCGCCTTGTTCGTCATCAGACTTTCCTCAGCTGGATTTCGTAATGGGCGCCGGCCGGGTCGGTCTGGACGTTGACCACGTCGAAATCGTTGATCTTGTGGCCGATGTCCGGCACCCCGCCGATCGTTTCGTTGGTCAACGCGATCAGCAGTTGGTCTGTAGCGCGGATGTTCACACCGTCGACCTGTGCAATCTTGAAGGCGTCGAAAACGCCCCGGCCGGTGTAGGCGATGACAACAGGGTCGCCCGCCACCTCGTTGACCGGATCCCACGTTCCCGGCAGCGTCACGCCGCCACTGAATGGCTTCACGGCGTCGGCCAGATCAGTGTCGAAGGCCTCAGCCAGATCCGCCTGGATCTCTTCACGTAGGCCCATGGGTCACCTGTACACGTTGAAGCTGAAGCCGCTGGCACGCCATGGCGCGAGCAGCCCCAGCGCGAATTGGACGCCATCAGGAAGCGCGGTGGATTTACTGGTGTCGATCGAGGCGAACGTCTTGCTGGTGGTCACCGATCCAGCCTTCACTGTCTTGGCCTCCAGCGATCCTTCCGTTTGCTGCTGGTACAACTTGCCCTCAGAGGCGACCACCGCCAGTTCGGCGCCGGCCTGTTTCACCTCTTCAGGGATGGCGCCCATATCGACGCCAACGAGATTGAGCGAGGTCAGATATGCGTTCGCCTGCAGCACGGCGCGGGCTTTATTGTCGTCTGGCGCCCATGAATGCCCGAGCTCGGCGTCAACGTCCGCCACGGTGATGTAGGTAGCCATCAGGCCTCCGCTTGAATGAGTGGGGCCGTAGCCCCGGGTGTTACTGGTTGGCCTTCAACAGCGCGAGCAGATCAGGCTTCGAGTCGTTGACCTTGTAGGCCACGCCCTTGGCGTCGAGCTGTTCCTTGATCTGCACGACGCTAAGATCATCGAGAGCTGAGCCGTTGTTCTGCGGTCCAGGAGTCAGCCGTGCGACTTCTGCGCGGAGCGATTCAACTTCACCCAGCAGTTCATCGCGCTTGCTCTTCAGTGAGGCGATGCCTTCGTGAATAGAGGTCAATGCATCGAACAGGCGAATCGGCAGTTCGCCGGCGCCTGGATGCTCCAGCGGAGCGAGACCTTCGGCTGCTTCGATCAACAGCACGATGCCGTCGCGCTCTGCATTCAATTTGCCGATCAGCTCCTGCAGCGCTGCTCCTTCAACACCGCTTTGGCCATCGATCACCAGAACCGTCGCGGGAGCAGCCTGTCGCAGTGTCACTTCAGGCACATCGAAGGCTTCACCCTCGCGGTCTTCGGTGACGTTCGCGTCGACGATGCGCAAGCCGCGCTCCTTGGCCAGCGCCTTTACGTTTTCCCGGTACTGGTGGAACGGACCGGGCAGATACCAGATTTTGTTGCTCATGATCATGTCCTCGCGGAGCCGGGCACAAAGCCCGGCTCAACAGTCAGGGGTTACTTGGAGGCGTCACCGATCAGAGCAACGCCGGCGGTGTGCTTGATGCTGGTGGCGGTCTTGTCCCAGTTGGTGCCGGTCGCCAGTTCGGCGTCGGTCGGAGACTTGCCGCCGGCGGTGGTGTCCCAGGTGTAACCCTTGAGGCCTAGGCCGAAGGTGTAGTCAGTCTGGAGAGTGGTTTCGATGCGCTCTTTGCCGTTGGTGGTCTGAACGTTGCTGATGATGTCGCGGCCGTCGTGCACCATCGCCGCGCCTTGCACCAGCGACAGGACGATTTCTTTGTTCGGCGTACCGGTCTGCATCAGTGCCGGCGCGTCGGTGACCACCGAGATCTTGCCGAGGATGTCCACCACGCGGACGTTGCCCGCTTGGAACAGCTGCTCGCTGTTGGTGAGCGCCTGACCGACCAGCTTGTGGTAGGTGGTGCCCTGCATGATCTGAGTGACCAGCGACTGGCTCGCATCGCCGAACTTCGCGTGAGCGTTGTTCAGTGCGGCCTGGCTGATGCCGGCGGTTGCGGAGACGTCGTTCACGGCGGCTGCCTGAGCGGTGATGGCAGCCACCAGCGCAGCGATCGCGGTGTTCAGTTGATCCTTCAGCAAGATCTCGGCGAACGCGCGCGATGCGACTTCGATGCCCTGCGCGGTTGGGCGCTCCAGCCAGGTCATCTGCGATGGCTCGTAGCGGATCGGGCCGAAGCCGCCGGCGACCTTCACCGAGGAGTTTTTCAGCTCGGTCAGGTCGGTGATCGGTGCGGCACCGTTGGCGGCGTAGCGATCGACGCGGCGCTGGGCGGCAGCCAAGGTCTGGAAGAACGACTCCTGAAGAAAGTCGCCGGTGAAGCCGTCAGGCGAAAGCAAGATGGCGCCACGGCTGGCCGCGTTGAACGCCACCAGCATCTGATCCAGCGTCTCAATGGTCGCCGGCATTACGTATTCGTTGAAGACCTGCATTTGCGACAGGGACATGAGTGATTTTCCTTATTTCTGAGGGAGGTCTGGGAACCGGCTCGCGATTGCGGCCTGTCGTTCCTCTTTGGTGCCGCCGATGTTTCCTTTTGCGGCCCCGCCGCCTTTCCCAGCACCGCCGGCCCCGCCGCCCGATGCCTTGCTGCCAGCGATCAGCGGACCAAAGGCCGGATCGTTGGTAAATTCTGCTTTCAGCTCGTCCAGCGTTGCCGCCGAGAGCTTGCCGGCCGCGTCCAGCACGACGACGGTTGGTTTGCCGTCGCGCTGCTCAACGCTGAGCCGGCGTTCGATGTGGGGAAGCAATGCCTTGGAGCTGCCCGGAATGGCCAGAGTGGTCGCGATCTCGGTAGCAGTACGGCCCACGGTCAGATCCCGGATCTGGCCTTGCAGGGTGCTATTCGTGCTTTCGAGTTGGCCGGTCAGCTCAGCTTCGCGGCGTGCATACTTCTCAGACCAGGACTTTTCGAGCTCTTCGACGTTGCCGGACTTGCGCAGCGCCTCTTCGCGATCCAGTCGCGCCTGATCCTCAGCAGCTTTACGCTTCTCGGCTTCTGCCTTCTTCTCGTCCAGGAGCTCCTGGACTTTGGATTTCAGTCCGGAAACATCTTCCGGCTGTGGCAGCCCTTCAATGCCAAGGACGAACTTGCCGTCCTTCTCGACGTACAGGGTCTGGATGGATTCGTCGACGCCTTCGAGGCTGTCCAGTTGGAATTTCAAGGTCATTGCTGTCTCCCAGAGACGTAGTGCAGGCCCTGCCTGCGGGCATAAAAAAACCGCCTCTAGGGCGGTTTTGAGTGTTGTTGCATTTCAGTCGGGAAAATCGACTTCCGATTTCCCTGTTTTCATCGCGATGATGGCTCTTGCCTTGGCTTCGTTCTGATGGATGCTTCTAAACGATCCGACGTTCTCGACTTTGTACGTATAACCATCGTCGTCATCGACGCAATCCAAATTGAAAGAAGCCAAGAGATCGTAATGATCTTGTTCGCTATAAGGCCGAATCCTATCGGTATTCACGATTTCATCAGGTTTACCGTTCTCGCCTTTGATGACATAGGTCAATGGAGTAACGATTCCGAAATGACCAGGAACCATGCGACGGATCTCCTTATCGCCAACGTAAAACGCCAGAGCCCATTTGAGATCCCAGTCTTTTAACTTATTCAGATGCTTTGGTGAGTACGTCTGATTTGCCATCCAATGATCCTCGCTGATTATTGGCAAGACACTACCTCAACCTCTGGTTTTCTCAAACGCAATAGGCTCACGTTCACGCAGCTCTTTAAGCGTCAGCGTCTTGCCGTTGTCGTCGATGAACTTGTCCAGGGTCAGATCACCCTTGCTGAATAGCGCATACCGGTTCGGGCCGAGAATGTCGCGCTGAAACGCCACCGGCTGACGAGCCAGCCATTCCTGATAACTGGTCTTGCTCGATACCAGCGTCACCCCATCAGGGCCGATTGAGGGCCGCGTCGAGCCTTTGATCTCGCGGGCAAACTCGTCTTTCAAAACAGGAATGAGCGTCGTGCGACAACCCCAGTGATACGGCGGCTTTGGCCCGTCCAGCGGGATCACCGTCTGGTCGACGCTCATGCAGAACAGCGTCGTTTTCGAGTCCAGGGTCGCCACCCTGCGCATTCCGGCGAGAATGTCGTCGTTCGCCTTCAGCGTTTCCACTCGCGCCGTGCTGGCGATGTGGTTGGTCATGGTCCGGACCAGTGCACCGGCCTGATCCTGCTGCAATTGTTGAATGCTGGTCAGGCGCCGGCTGATCTGCTGGCTCGTCTCGCCTAGGCTCGAACCGATCTGAATCTCGCCGATGATCTCAGCGGCCTTCTTGGTTCCATACTGGTCGAGCGCACCGCTGATGCTGATGCGCTGGATGCCCTTGCGTGCTTCGAGCTGCAGCGGATCGGCTAGGACCGCGGCGACGATCATCTCGGCCGATGGCACATTGAGCTGAACCACCGCCCGCACCACCTTGCCCAGCATCGTCGCGTTGAACTGCGCCTCATACGTGGCGAACTCACCCAAATCCAACTGGGCGCGTCCTTTAAGGTCGTCGTAGATGCCCCGCAAGTCTCCCTGAAGCGTTTCGATCTGTGAGTTGTAACGACGAGTGCCGTAAGCGCTCAAGCCGTCCGAAACGCGCTGTTTGGCCGTCTTGATGGCTTTGCTGATGAACGACGCAACACGCTTTAGGTTTCCGCCGGCGTACCGCTGGACGTAAATCTGGTGCCGCGTGGCGGCGTCCTCAAGAAAGCCCTCATTACTCATCGTTTCCGCCTACCGGTGGCGCGCTGGCCAGCTCTTCGTCGATCTTATCGTCAGTTCGATCAGCTTCAAGAACACCACCCTGGCGCAGGTTCACCCTGACATCCGACTTCGCAATGAAGCCCTGCTGCCACAGCTGCACCTGGGCGAGTATGTCTTGCGCGGTCATCGTCTCGTCGAAGAACGACTGGTTGAGCCAGAACACGGTGCCCTTTTCGTCCGGCGCATCCATCATGAAGCGCTCGGCATCGAGGATGGCTCGCTTCAGGGCCTCGGATACGTTGCCGGCAATGGTGCCCAACACGCTGTTGTCCGAGCTGTACCGGATTCGAACAGCCTCTGCCGTCTCGGCGCCGCTGCCCTTCTGGACGACACGGGCGCCGATCATCAGCATCTGCTCTTCCTTGTCCTTCATCAGGGTTCGGGCGAGCTGGGTTTCGGTGGCCTGCAGCATGACTGCGGATCCGGACTTCCCAAGGTTGTGGCCCCGGCGCGAGCCGATGTGCATACCGTTCGGGTTCAGTTTCGCGAACTCGTCGGCATCGATGCTGGTGGTGATAAACAGCGTGGGCTGGCTGCTGATGAAGCCACTTTCCTCCACCGTGGCGCTATTGCCGTAATGGAGGATGTTTACATCGGCCAGGTCTTCCAGCGGAGACTTATCGACGCTGGCGTCGTTGTTCTGGGCGCCGTAGAAGCTGAACGGGATGTGATCGAAGGGCTGGCCAGCCTTGTCGGTAGGCTGCGTCTCTTCGACGCTTGCTTCGCCTTCCTTGTAGACCCGCTGTACGTATTTCCCATCGACCATCAGCAGGGCGCGATTCTGCGTGTACGTCACGCGGGACAGGTCGGTAGCGTTGAACTCAGACACGCATTCCCGCAGGTTCACGTATACCAGACGCTTCACGCCATCGATCACCTGCTCGTCCCAGTCGATGATCGACAGGGCGTCGTAGTGGTGAATCAGAGCTCGCTTGGTGGCCAGATCAGCCATCGAGCTGACGCCGCTTTCAGTGGCAACGGTTGGAAAGTCGACCAGAAAGCCGCCTCGCCCGCTGTCCAGGCACTCGCCTACCGATTCTTTCGACAACTGCTCAAGGCTGGTGCCGTCGCCGCTGGCATTCTCTTTCAGATATTCCACAGCGGTCGGCAGCGACAGCTCGGCAGTCTTGCGGAACACCGCCCCCATCAGACCGGTTCGAGTGCGACCGGTGATGTTGAGGAACATCGCCCGCTTCTTGTACTGCTTGTACCGAGCCAGGTTCTCCGGTGTTTTGTTTTCCGGGTCTGGCATCGGCAGATATTCGTCGTGCTTGCGCACCTCTCGCGCACCAGCTACGCAGCGTTTCACCAACTGCCAGCCAGGCAGGGCTTTTGCGTACTCTGCCCGTGGAGTGCTGAAATTCGCCATGGATGGCCTCAGAAGCTGAATGTGACAGGAATGTGGGTCATGGTGGCGCGCTTGGTCTTGGCGACCGCGAAGTAGCGGAAGGCATCGGCCGGGTGAGACGCCCAGTCGTGAAGCGGCCGATCTTTCCAGCAGCCCTTCTTGTCGTCCCACTCTTTTCGGTAGTTCTCGAGCGCGGTGATGCCCTCTTCGCACTTCGCCTCGTCAAAGGCGCAGTGGGCGAGGATCTCCCGCGCCTGGTCGATACCGTCGTCGACGCCGATCTTCGGCACGACCTGGAACGTCATGCGGTAGTGCTGGCCGTCGATCTCGTAACCCTCGCGCGCCATTTCCCGGCGGGTCTTGGCATCGCTGCCGAACTCGCGGTTGTCGATGTCGTGCGGGCCCCAGTGCTCGGAAAACGTGTAGCCCTTGTCCTTCAGCACCTTCATGTAGTGCCGCAGGCCTTCCCCGCTGTTCTGGTAGAAATCAATGACGTGGTACTCGGTGCCGACCTGACGAACGAACCAGATGGCCGTGGAGTCGCCGACGCCGATGTCCCAGAAGGTCATCACCGGCAGGTGGCTGTTGTCTGGCAACGTGCCGATACGTTGAGCGGCATACAGCTTGGTGAACTGCTGGGCGTAGTAGGCGCCCTCGATCGACTGCTGGAAGGCTTCGGCCGGGATCGACGGGTATTCCCGCTTCATGTCGTCGCCGAGGGTCTTCTCCTTGGCGGCATACCAGGCGCG